AGATCTTCCACAGCATGTGGATAAGATTGATGGTATTGTTTGTGTGTCTAACTGGGAAGCAGAGCAATTTGTAAAATTTAAAAGAGCACCAGCAGAAAAACTCTATGTAATTCCGAATGGAATTGATGAGATGTTTAAGTTGTCTGGGAAACCAAAATCAAAAACTTGTATCTTTTTTTCTGCACCACATAAAGGAGTTAAACCATTAGTTCCTATTTGGAAAGAAGTGATCAAGCATCATCCAGATGCAAAACTCAAAGTATTTTCTTCAATGTCTCTCTATGGTGACATTCAACCAGGAGAAGGTGATAATGAAACAATCACAGGACCAAACGGACTAGAACCATCACCATTTGTTCCTGTTTATAAAGAACTCAAACAACTTCCAGGAGTTGAGTATTCACCTTGCATTGACCGTGAGGAACTGCTAGAGCACATTCAGGATGCGGCATTCTACATTCATCCTAATGTGTGGGAGGAGACCTTCTGCGTATCTCTAGCAGAGGCAATGGCTTGTGGTTGCTTCCCAATCACAACAGACATGGGAGCACTTCCAGAAACATCAAATGGAATGGGCAAGTATATTCCAATGTCTGGACAGAATACTTCAAGAGGTTGGATTACTGATGATACTTTCCATAAGAACTTTGCAGAAGAAGTCATTCGTGCTCTGCACTTCTTCGATGTTGCAAGAGATGAATACGATCAAGTATCTCAAATGATATCCAAGTTTTCAACAGAAACTTATAATTGGAAGACAGTATCAAACAAGTGGAAAGAATATATCAAAAAAATTACAAATAATAATGACCAAAGATACATTGATCATTATATCTTAGATTATCATAATAAACTCGTCACCCCATATGAACATATTGATTATCTCTATCAAATGAAGTATGAGCAATCAAAGCACCCAAAGGTCATTTATGATATTGGTTCAAACTGTTTGCACTGGTCAAGAGCAGCAAAGATGGTATGGAAAGATGCAAGCATTTATCATGTTGATGGATACGAAGAGTTTCAAAGACTATATGATATGAGAAAAGTGAATTATGCAATTGAAGTTTTAAGTGATAGAGATCACAAGACAATTACATATCACCAAAACATTACTAATCATGGTGGTTGTTCTTATTACGAATTAAATTATGATGACTTTCCTTATAATATAGAAGCATTTAAAAATGAGCACTATGATAATAGCACAAGAGTAACCAAGACATTAGATACTCTTGTGAGAGAAAAGGGATGGCCAGAACCAGAACTTATTAAGATGGATGTTCAAGGTTGTGAGTTAGATATTATCAAAGGTGCAGTCAATACAATACGATATTGCCCTGATATTATTTTAGAACTTCAGAATAAGGAGTATATGAAAGGTGCTCCAATGAGAGATGAAGTCATTGCATACATGAAGTCAATTGGTTACACATTAGTATCTCACTTTGTTCAAAATTCATCAGATGCTGATGGAGATTATCATTTTAAAAGGGCATAAATAAAAGAAATTATTCCTTTATTCATGTCTGAAAATTATAAAGAAATTGCACTGGCAAAAGCCGATGATGTGCTCGATGATAGTAATGAGTTCATGTTCAAAGTTCTCTCTGAATGTGATAAGTGGAAGCAATCGGAAAGAGAATTAGCACAAGGAAGATCAAACTTCCAGATTGAAAAGTTTATTGTTCATGATAACTTTACCATTCCTTCTGCTTTCAAGTCTGCAATCATCAACCGCAAATCTGTAGCAGAAAATCTCTTAAATGGAATTCAAGATGCAAAGAGAATTGTAAGAGAGTTTCATTTCAAGTGGGACGGTAAGGATAAGACTCAACCAATCTGGTGGAAAACAAGACAAGGTGGGGAAGAGCTTTGTTGGTATGATATTGACGAATTTAATTTTCATAGATTTATTGATGGACTTAATGCCGGATTTAAGGCACAGGTTACTGAACTTGAGTTTTTTGATAAATTGATTGCACGATTGATTGAACTGAATGGAGGACATCCACCAACCAAAGAAGAGTTTGATGCTGATCAACCTGTTTATTGGGAAAGAAGATTTGCTAACCAGGCACTTGATGAACTTCTTGCTGCTCGTAGTGGTGTCTCTGGTGGTAACATCCGTTCTATGAGAAGAGCAACTGCACCTACTGTTCTTGAAGATGATGTGAATCGTATCAAGGAAGGTTATGCAGATCCTTCGAATCCAATTGCATTCCTTGAGAGTCTGCAGAAGCATGTTTCTTCTGGTATCGAAGAGATTAGTGGTATTACTAGCAGAGTATTGGAAGGTAATACACAAAATCAAAATCAACTTCCTGATGATGTTTCGTTATTCAACGATAAACTTCGCAAGTAAATAAATGCCTTCGGATATCTTCGGTCTTGGTTTAGTTTATGAGACACAGGTGGAGAGCACTTGGCCAGAACTCTCTGAGTTCGGTTACTTTGGTGGTGGTGAGGCTCCATCTGATTCTTGTATTATCGACCGTTTAGATTTCTCTAATGAGACTGTATCGGCACCAGGTAATAATTTAAAAGGAGATAGATCTGAATTAGCAGCAGTCTCCAATTCCAATTATGGTTACTTTGGTGGTGGTAGGGATTCAGGATCGCCACCTTATTCTTGTACAATAGAGCGTTTAGATTTCTCTACTGAAACTGTAGCAGCACCAGGAACATTGGAGCAATTGTTAGATAATATAACAACTTTAGCAGCAGTATCTAATTCCAATTATGGTTATTTTGGTGGTGGAAATTCTTGGACTTTTGGATCTGTTTCCAACTTCAATCGTTTAGATTTCTCGAATGAGACTGTATCAGCACCAGGTTATTATTTAACACAAGCAAGATCTAGTTTAGCAACAGTCTCTAATTCTAATTATGGTTACTTTGGTGGTGGTGATGCTCCAGGTGCTGTTTGCACCATCGAACGTTTAGATTTTTCGAATGAAACCGTAGCAGCACCAGGTACTTATCAATTAACAGAAGCAAGAAATAGATTAGCATCGGTATCTAATTCTAATTATGGTTACTTTGGTGGTGGTTATGCTCCAGGTTCTGTTTGCACCATCGACCGTTTAGATTTCTCTAATGAGACTGTATCAGCACCAGGTAATGATTTAACACAAGCAAGACGACTTTTAGCAGCAGTCTCCAATTCCAATTATGGTTACTTTGCTGGAGGTGCTCCAGGTGTTGTTTGCACCATCGACCGTTTAGATTTTTCTAATGAGACTACATCGGCACCAGGTAATGATTTAACTCAAGCAAGAAATGCTTTAGCAGGACTTTCAACGAAACCAACAACCGAAACAGTAAGAAAAGTCCGTAGAGGAGAGTTTGATGCTTCGGGTCTTGTGTACTCGAATTATGGTTACTTTGGTGGTGGTAATGCTCCAACTGGTAATGTCTGCATCATCGACCGTTTAGATTTTTCTAATGAAACTACATCAGCACCAGGTAATGATTTAACACAAGCAAGGCGTTATCTAGCAGCAGTCTCTAATTCCAATTATGGTTACTTTGGTGGTGGTCTTCCAGGTTTAAACACTATTGACCGTTTAGATTTTTCCAGTGAGACAGTAGCAGCACCAGGAAAGAATCTAACTCAAGCAAGAAGTGGTTTAGCAGCAGTCTCCAATTCAAATTATGGTTACTTTGGTGGTGGTGATGCTTCAGGTCAGGTTTGCACCATCGACCGTTTAGATTTTTCTAGTGAGACTGTAGCAGCACCAGGTACTTATCAATTAACAGAAGCAAGAGTATATTTAACAGCAGTCTCTAATTCCAATTATGGTTACTTTGGTGGTGGTAGAGATATTCTAGGTCCATTTGCTGTTTGCACCATCGACCGTTTAGATTTTTCCAGTGAGACAGTAGCAGCACCAGGTAATAATTTAACAGAAGCAAGAAATAGTTTAGCAGCAGTCTCTAATTCCAATTATGGTTACTTTGGTGGTGGTAATGGTCCTCAGGTTTGCACTATCGACCGTTTAGATTTTTCAAATGAAACTATACAATTTCCAGTCACAGTTGGAAAATTAACAGAAGCAAGATCTGCTTTAGCAGCAGTCTCTAATTCCAATTATGGTTACTTTGGTGGTGGTTATGCTCCACCTTTTGTTTGCACCATCGACCGTTTAGATTTTTCTACTGAGACTGTAGCAGCACCAGGAATTTCACCAGGTCAATTAACAGAAGCAAGGGAGCAATTAACAGGCATCAACATCCCACTGAACCAGACACGTCATGTAGCACCACAAGCCGTTGTTGGAGTCTCAACATTCTTCTTCTCTTATGGTAAACCAGAGAACACTGTGTCTTATGGGTTCGGTTACTTTGCTGGTAATAATGACACCTGTATCATAGATCGTTTAGATTTTTCTACTGAAACTGTAGAAGCACCAGGTAATTGTCAATTAACACAAAGAAGAATTGCTTTAGCAGCAGTCTCCAATTCCAATTATGGTTACTTTGCTGGTGGTAATGCTCCACCTGAAGTTTGCACCATCGACCGTTTAGATTTTTCTAATGAAACTGTAGATGTACCAGGAACATTAGGTCAATTAACGGAAGCAAGACAAGATTTAACAGCAGTATCTAGTCCAAGAGGATACGGTTACTTTGCTGGTGGTCGTGACACACCTTCAACTCAGACTTGCCTTATCGACCGTTTAGATTTTTCTAGTGAGACTGTAGCAGCACCGGGAATATCACCAGGTCAATTAACACAAGCAAGAGCATATTTAGCAGCAGTCTCTAATTCTAATTATGGTTACTTTGGTGGTGGTTATCCTCCACCTTCTAATATTTCCACAATCGACCGTTTAGATTTTTATAATGAGACCATACAATTTCCAGTCACAGTTGGACAATTAACAGAAGCAAGAAGAATGTTGGCAGCAGTCTCTAATTCTAATTATGGTTACTTTGCCGGTGGTCTTGCTCCAGGTCGTGTTTGCACCATCGACCGTTTAGATTTCTCCAGTGAAACCGTAGCAGCACCTGGTGCTTATCAGTTGATACAAGCAAGAAACCGTATGGCAACAGTCTTTAGTCCTCAGTATGGTTACTTTGCTGGTGGTCAGTCTCCAAGTTCTGAACTTAACACCATCGACCGTTTAGATTTCTCCAGTGAAACCACATCAGCACCAGGTAATAATTTACTAACAGAAAAATTCCGCGCAGCAGGCACTCAAGTCAACTACTATCAGAAAGTAGGAATCCCAATCTCCAAGGCTTATGGTTACTTTGCTGGTGGTGAGTATACTAACTGCATCATCGAACGTTTAGATTTCTCTAATGAAACTACATCACTACCTGGTAATAATTTATCAAAATCGAAAGGTGGTGCATCAGGAGTCTCTAGTCCAAGAGGATATGGTTACATTTGTGGTGGCACTCCAGGTTACGATCGAGAAATCGAACGTTTAGATTTCTTTAATGAGTCTGTATCTAAACTAGTCGATGATTTCCTTTTAGGAAAATCTTTTGCAGGAGAAGTCTCTAATTCCAATTATGGTTACTTTGCTGGTGGTTACCTTGAATCTAATCCTTCTAATATTATTGAACGATTAGATTTTTCTAATGATACTATAGATGCCTCAACATCGCGTCAATTATCACGACCAAGAGAAAAATTAGCATCAGTCTCTAGTTCTAATTATGGTTACTTTGCTGGTGGTGCAGATCCAATACTAAGTGGCGTCACTTGCACCATCGACCGTTTAGATTTTTCAAATGAAACTACATCAGCACCAGGTAATAATTTAACACAAATAAGATATCAATTAGCAGGAGTCTCTAATTCCAATTATGGTTACTTTGCTGGTGGATCCGGTAATTTTTCTACTCGTTATTGCACCATAGACCGTTTAGATTTTTCTAATGAGACTATAGCAGCACCAGGTAATAATTTAGGAGAAGAAAAAATATCTTATGCAGCAGTCTCTAATTCGAATTATGGTTACTTTTCTGGTGGTTTCAATCCAATTGATGATACTTGCTCCATCGACCGTTTAGATTTCTCTAGTGAGACTGTATTAGCATCATGTAGTGGTTTAAAGGAAAAAAATAGTGACCATACAGCATTCTCCAACTAACACTAAATAATCAAAACTACACTATGAGTTATGGATGTACTGCTTGGGAATATATTGATTCAACCAAATGTTATCACAAAAGAAGGTTGTAAATATCTCACCGAATATGTAAAGAATGCTCCCAGAGATACAATGGGAGTTTATGATTCCGACAAGGCAAACGAATCAAGAAAAGACGAGCATAAAATTGATAAGAAGGTAAGAGATGTGGAGTGTGCCGACATCACTCCTATTCTTCCTAAGGTAAAGGAAATGTATGATGACATTGTGAATAATGTTATCAATCCTTTTTATGATTTTAAGATCAGAGACAGTGAAGTTCCACAGTTTCTTTACTATACCAAAGGAGGACACTACCGACCTCACTATGATGGTGAAGGAATGTGGACAAATCCTGATGGAACGAAACAATGGAAGAAAACAATCGACAGAGATATCTCTACTGTATTATTCCTGAATGATGATTTTGAGGGTGGTGAGTTTGTATTTCCAGCATATAGAATTCGTATTAAACCAGAACCAGGACTACTGATTGCATTCCCATCAACACATCATTATCTTCATGGTGTAGAACCAGTGACTTCTGGTGAAAGAGTAGTGACTGTTTGTTGGATGAGAGTCTGTGGTGTTCCAACAAAAGAAGAACAAGATAGAGAGATTTCAGAGAAATATGGTATCAAAGCTTATTAAGTAGTGTATAACACTTCTCATTTCTATCATAGGCATAGTCCGCATAAGGACCATTCTTTCTCACATAATGTAAAAACAATTGCATAAACCGATCATTCTTATGGGTTCTTAAAGGACTTCTCCAGTGAGGCACAATGGTTCCTAAGTATGCAACACCATGACCCATAGGAGTTACAACCTCTCTTCTTTTTCCTGTAAGGTCTTTAAGTTTAATCGGCCATTCTGCATCACCAGCAATATTCATAGTGACTGATACTTCACATGATGGTCGATCAGTATGACAATTCATCCATCCTTTATTGTGATACGTTGTTGTAAACCAATAAGATGGAATTAATTCTTCTCCCAATAACTCCTCAAGAATTGGTTTAACTCTATGAACCACATAGGTTGATGATGGTGGAGCATAACAACACATCACATTACCTCTTTCAGGGTCGTAATGAGTTTTAAGACCACCAAGATCCTGCACTGCACCCATGAGGTTTTGATATTTAATTTGTATTGCTTCTTCTTTAGTGATAATTTCAGGAAGGTAGTGCCAACCTTTCTTTGCGAATGTACTCATAATTATTTGTATCTATTATTACTATGTATCTTAATGAAGATATAGATCACTCTTCAACCCGGACAAAGGTAGTCTACACATGGATTGAGGATTTGTCAAGGTTTGTGCTATAATACATAAAGAAAAAAAAGATAACATGAATTTTGCCGTATACTCAAAAGACGATTGCCCTTACTGCAAAAAAGTCAAAACCGTATTGGAGTTGACAGGTAGTAACTTTGTGGTCTATAATCTTGGTGAGCATTTTACAAAAGAAGAATTTTATTCTGAGTTTGGAAAAGGTTCTACGTTCCCTCAGGTAGTATGTGACAGTAAAAAATTGGGAGGTTCTGTTGACACAATCAAATTCCTCAAAGAACAACAAGTCATCAAGTCCTAACATAAATAAATCAGACATCCACATAAACCGTGGTATTGAGTTTCTGCTTAATGGAGGTAAAAGAGAGCAAACCAACCCATTTCACATCATCTTCGAAAAGATGGTTTGCTTTCTGAACAGGGAAGTTACTATCTATTTCGAATTTTCCTTCAAGACAAGGAAGAGAAAAGTAATTCCCAGGAGAAAGAAAAATGTTAGCAGTTAGTCTAGTCTTTGGTTCATTTTTGACTATTCTATTTCTTGTAGTGGGACTTGTGATTGGATGGACTGCCAGAGAATATATGATGAACTATCGGGAAGTACCAAGACCTCACCCCGAAATGTTTGATAATCAAGGAAACTTGATACCCGATGAGGTGATTGCATTTAACTTTGAAAACTACCATGACTACGAAATCAACGACGACGAAGAAGACGAGTAAAACAAAAGCAGAGGTGGTAAAAGGACCAACTCAAACTTTACCATCTCTTCCCAAAAATCCTTTTATGTTTGAGATTTTGGATGCTGTATCAAAACAGCGTACTAAATCGAAAAAAGTGCAAGTACTCAAAAAATATGAAGAAGTTCCTCTCAAAATGATTTTGATTTGGAATTTCGATGAGAGTGTAATTTCTGCTTTGCCGTCTGGTGAAGTGCCATACTCTCAATATGATGAGCAAACTACATCCAGTGGCACATTGAGCACTAAATTGTCACAGGAAATTCGTAATATGCACGAAACTGGGTCATTCTCTTTGGGTGTTAGTGATAAGGAAGGTAAGACTACTATTCGTAGAGAGTGTAAGAGGTTTTATCATTTCATCAAGGGTGGTAACGATGCAATGAGTAACATTCGTCGTGAAAGTATGTTTATCAACCTTCTGGAAGGTCTTCATCCTCTGGAAGCAGAAATTGTTTGCTTGATTAAGGATAAGAAACTTTCTGAAAAGTATAACATCACTCAGGAAGTAGTTGCAGAAGCATATCCTGACATCAAGTGGGGCGGTCGTTCCTGATGGGAAAGGGTATTAATATTATCAATGTAAACTGTGACCCAATTGCTGCTGATGATAAGAGTCTCCCCAGAGATTCTTATCTTGTAACATACGGTGATAATGGGGAACAAAAACATGATATTGTGCAAGGTCTTCAGTCAGACATCTTTGACCAATACTGGGACAAGTATCGTGATTTTAGAGCAATGAAGTGGACAGAAGGCACAGTTAGTCCTAAGATGTGGGGATACAAACCCTCTGAAACCAAAAAGCGAAAGTAGTTCCCCATATCGTCGGAAAAAACTCCGGCAAAATTTTGGGTCTGTAGGGTCGATTGACTAAATATCAATAACGGGGTATAATACCCTTACGTTCATCCTATG